AGCACCTCGCTGAAAGCCTTCGTGTTGCTGTTGATCGACTTGAGTTCAGTGAGCGACTGCTGAAGCAACGCGGCAAGGTCAGTCTCGCTTCGGTCAATGCCTCGCACGGCGGGAACCGTTGCGAGAGACGCGCCGACCTGCGCACCATCGGTCGGGACCTGCGCGGTGTTCGCTGCGATCTGCGCAAGCAGTTCCGCTTGCGTCATGGACTCCGCGAGGAGATCGTCCTGCCATGCGCGGTCATCGATCACCGTGCCCGCAAGCGCGATGCTGCCGATGGCTGTGCTGACACTGTCGGTAACGCCAGCAGCCGCGTCCTTGCCATCGCCGCCCGCCGCGTCGATTGCCTTCTGCATCGATGCAGCCTTCGCGATCTCTTCCTTCGACGCGCCCGCCTCCGTGAGCCTGCGGGTCAACTTGCCGACCTCATCGAGCCCGATGTCCTTGAACTTCTCCGTGAGGCTTGCGAGCGTGTCCTCGACTTCCTTGCGATCAGCAGCCGCCTTCTCTGCAGCAGCGATCTGCTTCTGAATGTCGAGCGACTTCGCGACCGCATCTGCGAGGGCATCGCCGACCAGCCCCATGTTGCGAAGTTGATTCTCAAGCAGCGACGCCTCGCTGCCTTGCACTTCCCGCAACTTGTCGTTGAGGTCAGCGAAGTGCTTCGCGACCGACTCATCGATCTTCGCCTTGTCGAGTATCGACTGCAGTCGCATCGCTTCTGCGATCTGATCTTCGGTCGCATTGTTCTGCCGCAACTTCATTGCGACGATCTCGCCTTCGCTGCGACCGATCTCATCGACCTTCGCGCGCATCTCCGAAAGCGTGCTGCTGTTCGCCTCGATCTGCTGCTTCTGCTTCTCAAGCGTTGCGAGTTGCTCCTGCATGGATGCGAGGGTGCGCGCCTGCTCGTCCGTTGCGCCATCAGCCCGAGCCTTCCTGTAGGCGTACTCCGCTGCAGTCATCGTCGCCTTCGCGATGTCCTCCTGCACGCGGACAGTCTCCTCGCTGATCGACTTCGCGATGTTGAGTTGCTTGATCTTGTCCTGCAGCGCGCGAGCCTCATCGACTTGCGCTTCGGTCGCGCCCATGCCCTGCAAGCCTGCAAGCACGCTTGCCTCGTCGCCGAGTTCGAGTTTGCTTGCATCGTCGCGCAGTCCCTGCAGCGTGCGCTCGATGTCCTTCCTCGCGCGTTCGTTCAAGGCAACATCGAGTTCGACGGGGTTGCCCATCGCCTCCGATGTCTTCTCCCACGACTTGCCGATCTGCGAGATGACTGCGGTCGTTGCGTTCGGGTTGACCGCATCGATGGCTGCTTGGAAGCCTTCCATCGCGTCCGACCCAGCAGCCTTCGCAGCCTCTTCTGCCGTGCCGAAGGCGACCGCTGCTGCGTTGCCGATGGATTCGCTGACCGCGTTGCCGCTGCCTGCGAGCCATTCAACACCGTACACGACTGCCTGCACGACCTTCAGCACTGCGCCGAACGCTGCAGACAGCGCGGACACGACAATCCCCGCGACGGCTTGCACGAGGTTCCACACAAGTCGGATCGCATTCACGATGAGCGCGACCACATCGTAGATGACCGCGCACACAAGAGCGATGGCCTGCAACCCTCCGAGCAGCGCATCGGTGTCTGCGGTCATCATCTCGAACAACTGATCCGACAAGTCGCGCAGGACAGGCGAGAAGGTCGAGCCCAGCATGGTGAAGACATTCTCGAATGCCTTGCCCATCGCCTCGATTGAGTCGTTCGTCTCTGCGAGGTCATGCACCATCGCTGACGGGATGACCAACTTCGCGGCGCGCTCCTGCGCAACAGCCAGTTCCTCGTTCGTTGCATTGACCGCAGCAGCCATGCCCATGCCCTGCCTGCCGAACAAGTCGCGAAGTGCAGCGACGCGCGCGCGACTCGAACCCAACTCTCTCAACTTGCCGATGGTCGCAGCAAGAGCCTCATCGGGAGACATCGCGGCGATCTGCTTGTAGTCGATGCCGAGTCGCGCGAACTTCTCGCGCGCGTCTTCGCCTCCGCGCACTGCTTCCTCAAGCGAGATCGCAAGTCGCTGCGATGCCATCGTGGCGACACCTTCAGCGACTCCGAGTTCAAGGTAGGTGTTCTTCAGCCTCTGAAGACCTTCGACGGTCATGCCTGTCGCAGCAGCCTCGTCCTTGAGTGCATCCATGCGCTTCGCAGCGCCTTTCGTCACAGCGAGCAATCCACCGACCGCAGCGACCGCAGCGACCGCAGCCGCGCCGACCGCAAGCATCGCGCCCTTACCGACAAGACCGAAAGCGCGGAAGCCTCCGCTCAACTTCGACACAGCCGCCTGCTTGTCCGCGACCGATGCCTTCGCAGACTCAACTGCCTTCTGATACTTCGACAGGTCATCGAGGCGTAGCGACTTGCCGAGGTTCGTCGTGTCGATACCGCGAGCCGAAAGTGAGGCGCGCGTCTTCTCCTTCGCTTGATTGCTTGCCCGTGCTGCGCCAAGTGCGCGCTCTGCCTCTGCCTGCTTCTTCTTTGCTTCGGTGAGTGCGTTCGTCGCAGCGAGGATCGCCTGCTGACCTTGAAGCACGGGACCCGCAGCCTGCGCTGCATTGAGTGCGTTCTGCGCAGACAGCCTGCTCTGCATCGCTGCGGCAACGCCTTCGCCTGCGCGGGCAAGGTCGCGCTCTGCCTTCGCCTGCTTCGCTGCGCTCTGCGCTGCAACAAAGCGACCCGTCCATGGATCGCGACCGCCCTTCGAGATCGTTGCTCGATACTGCGCAGCCTTCAAGGCGTTCTCTGCGGTCGTGAGTTTCTCGCTCGCCTTCGTGACCTTGTCGCGCATCGCGGCGAGATGTTCCGCGTGCTTCGATGCAGTCAACGCAGCACCCGCAGCCTGCGCATCGGTCAGCGACTTCTCTGCTGCTGCTGCTGCCTGCGCACTCTTTGCGACCTTGTCGCGAAGTGGCGAGGTGTCAACGATTGACAAGGCTTGGGCAGCCTTGTTCGGGTTGATGCCCTGCTTCGCAAGTTCGGCGCGTGCCATGCCGATGTTGCGCCGCGATCCCTTCGCGGACGCAAGCGCAGCCTCTGCAGCCTTGCTCGCTTCGATGGCTTTGGTCAGTTCCTCTTGCGCCCTCTTCGCCTGCTTGACTCCTTCGGTGAACACGCCCGCCATGTCCTTGAGCGCGCCGAACTTGTCGATGGCAGACGAGAGGTAGCCCGTGACTCCTCCCATGTCGGGAATGACTTGTCCTAGATTCCCGAGCGTGCCTTGCGCCTTCTTCGCGAAGTCATCGACCTGCTTCTTTGCAGCAGACATCCCGCGCTGCAAGCCCGCAGTCGATGCACCCACATTCACGAACAGGTTGCCGACTGTTGCCATCAGGAGCCCTTCGGCTTTGCGGAAGCCTGCGCCGCCATTGCTTGGAACATGGCGAGAGCCTTGTCCTCGCCCGTGGGATCATTGTCGGGCAGGAACGGCATGAAGTCGATGGTCTTGAACGGCTGGGTGTTCTTCTTTCTGTTCGCGTTGGCGAACAGCGCGCACAGCATCGCGATGTTGTAGTCGAGTCTGAACCCTCCGATGGGCTCGCACGCATCGAAGGCTTGCCACTCCGACAGTTCACGCGAGGACACGCGGTCGAGGAGTTCATCGACCGTGCAATGCATCGCAAGGGCGAGTCGCAGCAGGAAGCGCCGCGTCCCGCCCCTCTTCAGTTTCCCGTCATCTCCTCGATGTCGCCAGCGGCGAGACCACTCAACTTCTGCGCGACCGTGAAGAGACGGTCGAGGATGTCCGCAGGGATCGTGCCAAGATCGTTCTCGTCCGCATCGGTGAACAGTCGCGCGCCCTGATCGTCGCAGATCGCACGGACGAGGAGTTTCGCGCGGATGTTCTCCGTGGTCATCACGCGCTGCTTGCCGCGCTGCTGGAAGCACGCATTCTCGAACCCGTCGCGCTCGCGACCGTTCAGCCCACGCACGAAGATCGGCGCTTCGAGCCCATCGATCTCGACGGCTTCGACCTTGAGGCGAGACTTGAGAGCAAGGATGGTCTGCTTGTCGGTGTGCATTGCACAAGCCTACTGCCGCGACCTGTCGCAGTCAATCCACGACTGCTGAGTCACTCCCCGACCTGCGGAATCGTATCATCGAAGGTTCTCCCGATCTCGCGGATGCGAACCCAAGCGGTGTCGCCTGCGTTGCGCGCGTAGATCGAGATGCCGTCCGTAAGTCGGTAGGTCAGAGTCAGAGACACAGCCGAATCGACCGCTGCCTCAACTGCGACTCCGACAAGGTACGCCCACACATCGACTCTGATAGCACCGTTCTCGTCACCTCCGCTCTTCGGCGTGTCCTTGCCGAAGACCACAGACATGGCGAGAGGCGTTGCCGACCCGCTCGATGGAAGTGGGATAGCGGTCGAGTTCGCGACGAAACCAGCGACCTCCATCGTCCCGATGTCAACGGTGCCAAGGACGAACGCCTTCCACTGGCTACTCAACATCGTCACATCGATCTCTGCAGCACCGATGCCTCCGAAGGAGATCGATGTCGCCTCGATGGGCGGGACGCTATAGACGCGCGTCGATGTCGTTGCGGGGCTGTTCGACCCTGCGACGAAGCGCGAGCCCAATGATGCAAACGCGCCTGCGCCTGGAGCAGCCACTCGATCCTCCGATCAGACAGAGGTCGAGGTGGTCATCGTGATCGCGCCCGTGAGACGAAGCGTGTAGGTGGTCGTGACCTGCTGATCCACGCTTGCCTCGAAGGAGACATTGCTGATGTACGCGGTGAAGGTCGCGAGGACGGACGGGACGGTGAGCGTGCCTTGCGGTCCGAAGCGGATCACGAACGAAGTCGGAGTCGCATCGCCGCTGGTCGGCAGCGCAGGCGCGGCGTTGGTCATGTTGCACGACACCTCGATGGTGCCGCCGTCAGCCGTGCCGAGGACATAGGTCTTCGTGGTGTCGGACAACTTCGTGACATCGATCTCTGCGGCAGTGACACCGCTGAAGGAGATCGCGGTGATCTCTCCGATGATCTCTCCAGCGCCCGTGGTGAACTGCGAGTTGTATGAGGAGATTGCCATGTCGGTATGCCTTTCGGATCAGGTGTTCACGCCCATCGTGATCGGACCAGTGAGACGCAGCGTGTAGGTAGTGGTGACCTGCTGATCCACGCTTGCCTCGAACGAGGTTCCCGACACATAGGCGGTGAAGGTCGCGCGGGGCAAGCCTGCAGCCGTGCCGCCGAATGCGATGATGAAGTTGTGCGGGCTCGCGTTGCCGCTCGTCGGGAGAGTCGGGGCAGCGTTGGTGGTGTTGCAGGACACCTCGACCGTCCCGCCATCGGTCGTGCCGAGGACATAGGTCTTCGTGGTGTCGCTGAGTTTCGTCACATCGATCTCCGCAGCACCGATGCCGCTGAAGGAGATCGCAGTGACCTCACCGATGATGAGCAGCGCGCCGTTGGGAGCCGATGCCGTGAGGAACTGCGTGTTGTATGAGGAGATTGCCATGCGCTATCCCTTGTGCATGATGCTGAAGACTGCGGTGTGCAAGAACGACCCGAAAGGCTCGCCCGTCTGCGGCGCGTTGTACGCCGTGACCGACCGCGAGTGTATTGAGTGCTGGATCTCTGTGGAAGCGAGCGTACCAACGAACCCGTCCATAGCCTTGATGACTGCAGCGGTGATCGCGTCCGCATCCGACTTCGTCGCCGCAATCGCGACGATCTCGACATCTGCCTTCCACGAACCAGCGGGCGATGCGAGCAGCCCAAGCGCCGTCTCGTTGTTGATCCCGTAGACGATGCACGGCAACGGCGCGTCCTGCGCGCGCGCTTCGGGGTATACCCGCTGCCCGACAATCGAAGTCACTCCTGCCTGCGAGACGAGTCGCGCGCGAACTGCAGCCTGCAGGCTCATGGCTTGACCCTGCCGATCTCACCCTTGAGCACAGACAGGAAGGTGCGTTCTGCCTTTGCCTTGTTCGCCTCGAAGGCTGGTCGCATGAATGGTCGCTCCGCGATCCTGCGCGCTTTGATCTTGCGCCCGAAGAGATGCGTGAGCGTGTAGCCGTACTCGATCAGGTGGGCGAGCGACGCGCGAACCCACAAAGGAGGCTGCTTGCCCGCCTCCTGCTTGGGCGCAGTCGTTCGAGGCTTCCCGTAGAAGACGGCGAGGCGACCCTTGCTGAAGTAGCGACTCCCTTGCGCGCGCTGCAGTTTGATGGACAGCCTGCTT